TAACGGGGACTTTGTCCAAAAGCTATTGTGCTAGCATCGTGCTATTTTCACAAACCTAAAGGGACAGGCGTTGTCCCACCCACGTGAGACGGTACACAACAAGTCATTATGGAGGGCTTGTTCCGAGACGGCAACAACGCGGTGGCTGAGGCTGCGCACACCATGAGGACTTCCCTCATCGGGCGCACGCTCAAGGCCGCCGACAAAGCCGTAAAAACTGCGGCCGACACGACTTTCAAAGCAGTGATCGGGCCCAGTCTCGAGTGCCGGGGCTACCGACTCCTTGGTCTCAACACCGCTCCTCGGAGCGATAAGGGGTTGTCACGTGGTCAGCGAGAAGTCAGGTTCACTTCCTATGCGACGGAAGCTGAGCCGTTCCTCCGCGAGGCGCGCATAATCGCGGAGACATTGATGGCATCGCACAAATTGCCAGCGACGGGACTCACGTTAGGATCTGGCGAGATCCTGATGCGAGTTGTCTTCCCGTCGACGCTCGACAGCCTGGAGAGCTCGTATGAGTTCACCAACAAGAGCAAAGGTGGCGCCTTCTTAGGCCCATGTCTGGCATGTGCAGGAGGAAACGACTTGACCGTCGTTGACATAAGGGTCACGGAGCACACATTGGCTTCGACGACCAATATCGTGGACAAGCTGTTTGGCTCAACGAAGGCAATGCCCGCCTTCTACCTCCGACAAGCAGTCGGCGCAGTGGCGGCAAAGGTCGCCAAGTCGCTCAAGGGAGGAATTTCCACGAGACACAGTCACTACGTCAAGTTTGAAGATGCTGCATCCGAGGAACAGTATTTGTACTCGGTGAAGTTGCTCGTACTGGCATTGTACCTCAATCGCGCACAGCGCGGAGTCCATACCGCCGCCCACGTTGCGGCCTTGGACAATGCGTACATTCCGATCTTGAGCGACTCCGAAGATGACGAGTACGGCGAAGGCGTGTGGTTCACGACGGACCACAAGAACGAGGCGCTGGACAAATTGGAGAGGTCCATTGCTGCCCTGACCCGCCGCCAAGGCCATGCATCACGGCTCATCCCGTGCCTGCCTGCAACACAGTTTACAGGCACGCCATACAAGGAGATGACCGTGCGAATGAGCGACGAGCAGTACGACGAACTGCTCAAGCAAAGCTTGCAGGCCGAAAACGGTGGCACTCAGAATGCCTTCTACTGTGGTCCCAACATAAGCGGGGCTCGCCCACCATTGGATACGAAGCATCCATTGACATGGGCGACGGCTTACACCCGACACTTCTGTAAGGTAGAAAAGACCTTGCTCTTCCCAGACGGCACCACAATGGACATCGTGGTGGACAAGGCAGACAAGCAGATGCCGAAGCTGGGAGCATGGGAGCGCACCGTGTGGAGTGACATCACGGCGCAGCATTCGGCCTTGTTTGCCGATTGGCTGGCGTCAGGTGGAAACCTCGAATTCGAGGGGAAACCACACTCGCACACGCGCGAAGAATACGAAGTGATCCGCGGTGAGATCGAAGCTGACCCCCTGTGGGGGCGCCGCAAGCTCATTCGAGCCACCTTGAATCTCAAGGCCGGAGAGGGAGGCGACAGGGGGCGTTTCATTACGCTCCCAGGAGTGTCGAACGCTGATGCGAAGCGGCACCAGTGTGCTTCCTCCGAGTTCGTGCAAATCATCGAAGCGTTTCACCAAGCGCAATTTGGCTTTCGCAACTACAAAGGAGCGACGGTCACAGGCAAAGCACGAAAGACGGCACGCATGATTGCCCACTGCAACGAGGGCTACGTGTGTGTGGGATTCGATAAGGGGGCGAATGATCGCACTTGGAACCATAGGAAATGGGAGGCGTTTGAGGCCTATACCGAACAGCTTGGCAAAGTGCTCACTACGCACTTGATGGAGACCGAAGCCTTCACGTCTTACTTGGAGGCGAACGGTCAGCATGCCGAGCAGGTGGTCTGGGACGGGCTCTACATCACAGTCACGGCGGACGTCCAGTACTGGTATTTGATGTCGGCTCTCAACCCCACGAGCCTGTGCAACCGATTGCAGGCAGATGTGGGCATCGGAGCTGGTATCCTCCAGGGCTGGGGCAAGGAGTATTACACCTCCTGGCTGCAGTGGTGCTCAGGCGTCGATGCATCGCCATTGGATTTCATTGGCGAGATTGACGAGGAGCTCCCGCACGTCCTCGAAGGAGTGGATGCCAAGGAGCACCACTACGACGGCTTCATGCACTACGCCGAAGGCGACGACACGTGTATCAAAATTCCGTGTGGCAAGCGTACCAACGCACAGGCAGTCACCCACTTTGCTCGTTCAGTGAACATGGCAACGAACGAAGTCTGGGAAGCAGCCTACGTCGATGAGAAACACTTGAACACCCACGGAGCCACAAGGTCGTGCGTCGAGGTGATGAGCATGGTCATCGCGCAGAAAGTGACTGATGAGGGGTTCTCCGAATTCGCCTATTTGCCGAAGCCGGTCAAGAGGCTCGATAAGCTCGCCTGGACGCTTTCAGGCAGCTTGCGTGTGGTCGAAACAGTCGAAGGCAAGGTGGGCGTCCTCGATGCCACCTATCATCGGCTCAATGCGACCAGATGCTTGAGCATGTGTAAAGAAATGCAGTACTGCCTGTGGGTCCGGAGGATCATGTACGCGACGGCCAAGTTTCACGTGGAGCAGTTGCGTCGATTGGATCAGTTCAATGGCATTGACACGCCATTGTACGGAGACAGGACCCAGGAGCAGAGAAAGATGCCCGATGCTCCCGGTCTGATAGGAGACAGCATCGAACGTGCCTTGTATGCGATAGGCAAGGTGCTGGATCAGACCGATATTTCAACGCAAGTCGTCCTTGAAGCCAATGCGAATGCGTGGGCGCTCCACAGCCCCAGCGTTCTGGCGGACGGAAAAGCGTTGCGCGCCACTTTGCTCGAACTGGACCGCGTCGCGTCCATGATCGACATCTCGTGGGACTACATCGAAAATCCCATGAACTATCTCTCACTCTTTCAACTCGGTCCTCTTGAGGTCGCGTTCAGTAATTGTTGTGAGAGATTGGCGAACGCAGTCGAATTCGCGGACGCCAACAAAGACCTTCCGCTCGAAGTTTTGCGTGACCAGCTGCTCCGCAGCGTGAAGGCGACAAAAGGAGGAAACAAAATCGGTGCAAAAGCCCAGAGCCACGAGACCGCACCGCCGGCCAAGACAGGCCAAGGGTCTCAAGCGCTTGATCGCGGCAGTAAGGGGAACAAAGCAAGCGGTTCCCGCGACTCCAAATGGACCCCCACTGGGAATTCCCGGTGGACCAGGGACCACTAGAGCGCTATAGCCCGTGCGCATCCCCACGGCGCACGGGGCGATTGAGCGTGGGGATCGTCGTACCCCTGGGAACGGTACGACGACGGGTCAGTCCAGCCAAGCCCTGTTGGTAATGGACGTGCTTGACGTAAGTAGTAGTGAAAGGGATTAGACCACCCTTCGCGAAAGAGGCCCGTGGCTACGGTTGCCTCTGACGCGGCAATGGACGACGCCGGCAGGGGAAGAGTTGACTGCCAGGATGAATTCAGCTTGACTGTCATGATCCGGGAGGGCTCTTCCGACGTCGTCTATCCCCAAGGACCGTCCCGTTCCGTTGTGGATGGATCAGGAGTCGCACTTCATGGCAAGGCCATTGGCGGGTATATGAGCCAGCCCCGCAATCGAGCCGCCTGAATGTTGTGCGTCCTGTCAAGTTTACATCGGGATTTAAAGTCTGCGGGTAACCCGGCGAGGTGGGAACCTTGAACGCGCAAGGCCTCGCCACTCCATGAGAAGACTAGACAGCTACTAGGTCTCTCGACAAAATCTTCTCGCACGCAACGTGACGTCGCTTGTCACGTTTTGTACATCGTTGTCTTGCCTACATGGCACGACGCCCAGGCATGGCACGCCGTTTGAAGAACGGCGAGTCAAAGAAGCGGAAGGGCAAGAAGGGCGGAATGCGTGCACACGCATCACGAGTCCTTGCCCCGGGCACCGGAGCGACGGTACGCCGAGCATTCGGAGGAAACAACACAGCACGCTTAGCACGCACGCTGATCCGTTCTCTGAACGCAAGGTTGCCGATCGAGCCCGGACTTCCACGTCCTGTTGGCCCATATACCGTGGTCACCACCACTCGGTTGATTGACATGAACAGCGGGTTCTGTATAATTGCACCAGTGTTGAAGAAGACAGCTTCCGGCGCGACTTGGGTTTCATCGTGCGCGTTGAGCGCGGTGAATATGCAACTCGCCGTGAATGCTGAAAACAACACTTTTGCTCACAGTATCCCACCGCCGTGTGAACTCGATTCAGCGGCGGAGTGTGTTCCGTCAGCCATTTCTATCCAAGTGATGAATGGCAACGCGCTCCAGACTACGTCGGGCGTGATAGCCATCGGCCGGGTGAACCAACAGTTGCACCTCGATACGGAGACAGCCAGTTGGACAGAATTAGGCGCGCGATTTGTTTCGTACTATTCGCCGCGCTTAGTGTCTGCTCCGAAACTTGCACTGCGCGGTGTTCGCTGCTCTTCGTACCCATTGAACATGGACGAGTATTCCCACTTTGCTAAAATATTGCCCAGCGCAGGCTACATCAGCATGGACACGGATTACTCATGTGGCGCGTTTGCGCCGATGTGTATCTTTCAAACGGGCGACCCAATTAATTTGGCCGTCATGGTGCACATAAAGTGGAGAGTGCGGTTTGACCCATTGCATCCCGCGACCGCGTCGCATACCTTCCATCCGCACACGCCGGATGGAGTATGGGCGACCGCGGTTAAGGCTTGCTCTGAAGCCGGACACGGCGTGGAAGACATTGCAGAAGCAGTGGCGAACACCGGCCTAGCCATCGGCAGGGCCGCGTCAGCTGCCGACGCTTGGGACGCAGCTCATTGAGCATTTGTGCAAGACGTTAGACGTCACACACCGCGAGGCCCGGATGGCCTACTGGTCCTCACGTGAGGAAACCAGCCCAGCTACGGATTTCTTGAACAACTAGAG